GAAACCGGGGATCAAAGGCTTTACGCCTCTTGAAAGAATCGGCACCTTCAGAGACACCAACTCTTCACTGAAAAGGAGCAGAGGTAATCTTTTCCCTCGTGCGACTGTTGGGACAGGGCTTCCCTACCCAATGGCTCTCGAAGCAAGAAAAGGCCCCGGCTTAGCCAAGGGAGGTCTTGCAAGCATACGTCAGCTGGCTCTGCCTTTGTTTGAGATTGACAAGCAGCGGTTCAGGTTCATACAGAACTCAGAAGGAACCATCATACGTAATAGGTTTACTGCCGACGAAGGCTTGGATATCTATCAAAGGTACGCAGCCGTAAACGAGAAGCGGGCTCAAGAAGAAGTTATCTCAGCGCTCTCTAGCGACGAAACCATAAACTTCTACAAGAGTCAGCTTGGTGAGCTTGAAGGCCTGCACAAGGGGCAGATGTCGGAGAAGCTTGATTACTTTACACCTGAGAGACGTGCAACTCGAACCAACATAAAAGAGTTAGCGATGTCCATCAACGGTATGTTTGATGACGGGGCAAAGCTTTCTACGTCGTACATCTTCCAGCCCTCGTCGGACCTGACCGGTGCAAACTTCAGCAAGTTGATTGTGGAACTGCAGGATCAAGGTCGACGTCCTTTTGACCCGGTAGATGGCAACTTCCAGTATGAGAAGAGAGGTATATCTATCTTCAATGCGGAAGAAGCAGGTTTTGACCTAGACGACTTCAACAAAAAAGCAGTGCAGGCAGGAGCTGAGCCTTTGGTCTTGCCGTCAGGAACCTCGACCGCAGGAGACCTTATTGATCCTGTCGCAGACTTGATCGACGAAGGGGAAACTCCAGGTCTCGGTTCACGAAGATTAGAAGTCGAGATGCCCCGAGCAGACCGCATGGCGTTGGCTTGGGACGACTTTTCTGCGGGAGTCAGAGGAGCTATCGAACAGGCAGATGAAGCGGACAAGCCTGCTTTGAGGGCTTTGCTTAGACCAAACTTTGTTATGGACCGTCCTGAGCCAGATATCATTGAAGACTTTAGACGTCTTCTAGATGATCCCAAAGCGCTTCGATCTGCTGTAGATGTAGACGCGCATGTGGCTGAGGCGTTAAGTGACGCAGCTGATCGTCGAGCTACCGCAGAGAAAACAATGAAGTACACTGAGGGGCCCGTGGCTGGCAGATACGCCAAGCTTACAGAGAAACGTCTGATCAGTCTGGCTGAGCGAAGCGAGATGCAAAAGGCCGTTAGGGGCAATATAGATTACGACGCGTTCCGGGACTACACACGACCGAAGACAGGTCCTCGCATGGCCATGGAGTTTGCAGCAGAAACCTTGGTCAATCAGAGAGAGTTGTTCCCGAAGGTGGGGCCTACCTCAGGCAGTGTGGCCGGCAAGGCCTTGATACAGCGGTTTGAGATGGCCATGGAAATCGTGGCAGAGATGTACCCTGAGTACGGCGAGGGTCTTTTCTTTGACGAGTCCGGCAAGATAAACGACGAGACAAACGACTTTATCCGTAAGTACTTCACCAACTCAGATGCAAGGGCGGCCCGTCTGGTGGCAGGAAACGATCCTGCGATGGCCGAGGGAATCGCAAAGAATCTGCGTCTGGGACGCTCGGACGTAGAGGCTGTTGGGGATATATTCGAGCAAGCACTGCGGCGCGCTTTGAGAGTGATCCTATGAAAAACAAAAATGAGATTATAAAACCGCAACCTGAAGATGCCGTCTTAGGGTTCTTTTCTACTGAGGGTGCAAACTCAGGTATCCAAGCGTCTGCTTTTGATGCGAGAGAAGAGATGGAGATTACCCTTCGACACGCAAGAGATCCTGATCCCAAGATCTCTCTAGCAGGTCTCAGGCACTTCAGAACAATTCTGAAAGATATTGCCAACGCAAACGGATTGGTTGGTAGTATCCAAGAAGTCAGAGAAAATAAATCAGAAGACGGGACTACGGTAAAACAGGTTGTGTCGACCAACGCACTTCTGTCTCGTCTACAGGAAAGACGACATGCCACCACGATCGAAGACCACCTCGAACACCACCCCGCCGAAGCCAAGAAAGCGATTGGACATAGTAGTGACGATCGAAGCGTACCTGATGAACATGCAGAGGATGGATCTGCTGAAGAGGGCTCTTCCCGTACTTGAAGATATTGGGGTTGCTCCGGTTATCCCTCGATGGGTAGATGGTCACGAACAGGCGTACAACTTGATTATGGATGAGCTGATGGAGGGCAGTGGTCGCTTGCGTCCTCAATACGAAGCAGCAACTCTTGCCCTTAACGACAACTCTTTTGTCGCAGCATCTGTAGAGATGCTTGCAACTTCTGTGCTGCGGGCAGCAGCCATGTCCGCATATCTGCGGTTCCAAATGGAGAAGTACTCCTGAACCCGGTAAAGATCGAGCCCAACGAGTTTTACCCGCTGCCTCCAGACTACCTCGAACTGGACGTTGAAGGGCAACGGCGCGCTCGTCTGAACGCATGTCGTCAGTTTCTAGTTCCCGGTCTTACGACCAGAGAGCAAGCAGACGCTTATGTGGCATCTCTTGATTTCTTTGATAACTACTATCTTGTTGCAGATCATGACGTTGATTTCGAACCTATGTTCTATGACGACGATCCGCTGCCCTCGCCAACTTTCCATTACGACATCGCGCGGCAGTGGGCCGCAGAGAGATTGTCTATTGCGATCGCACCCCGAGGGTCAGCAAAGTCTGCGCTGGTAAAGAAGACTCTGCTTCTAGAAATGCTTGCCCGTCCGATGTTTTCGGTGATGTATGCCACCTCTACCGGTGACAACACCAAAGGTGTAGGCCAAGCACTGAAAGACCAGTTCCTGCACAACACACGGATCAACGACGACTTCGGGGCAGAAACCCCCCAAGGTCGACTGCACCCCAAACGTGGCGAGGCGCCTTTCGGCAATACCCACATGCAGTTGCTGAACGGCTCGTGGATCCGCTGCATTTCTGCAGAATCCAAGCAGCGTGGTGGTCGCCCTCGCCTCTACGTTCTTGATGACCCTGAGTACGATCCGAAAGCCTCGACATCTATGTCGCTCATCCGTGAGTACATGGATCAGCTGCTCTTCAAGGTTGTTCTGCCCATGGTGATGCGCTCAGGCTGCGGTGCTCGATGGCTTGCAACCTTTGTATCTCGTCGACACTTTGCATGGCACGCTATGGATGTGAATGAAGGCAGGGCACGTGACCCTCGTTTCAACAAGTGGGATCGCATTGTTATTAGGTCGGAGTTTGAAGATGAGCAAGGAAAGCCCCAAAGCTGCTGGCCAGAAATGTGGCCCGCCACCACAGAAGAAAGACTTGAGCTGGCAGAAAAAGATAGCCGCTACGCCAAGTGTGTGTCTCTCGAAGAAATCAAAGAAACTATCGGGATTCCAAACTACCTCTCTGAGTACATGGCAAAGCCTGGCTCAGGTGACGAAGTCTTCTTCCCGAATCTAGAAGAAGAGCGTCACGGCTACTGGTACGAGAACACTGACGACCTGCTTGAGGACGATCCACGCAACAGCGCTTCAATGATCTGCTGGCACAAAGAGGACACGATTGAGAAGACCCCTTTGCGGTCTTTCTTGACAGGCTGCAGGATGTTTATGGCTGTCGATACGTCGTACACCGCAACCAAAGACTCAGACTCCAAGGTCTGTACTCTGATGGCAGTCAACCAAGACAACGAGTTGTTTGTGCTCGACATGTGGTCTGCTCAGACCATGCAGCAACATTTGATCAGCGCAGCCCTGCACATGGCTGACCGATGGCTTTGCCCTACCGTCCACGTTGAGGCAATTAAAGAAGGCATCAGTGTTTACAACGACTTGTACTCAATCATCAGTACCCGAGCGTCTGATATGGCGGACGTCCAGCACCTCCCCAAGGTCAAGAAGTTCAACCCCGGCATGACCTCCAAGTCGGCAAAGATTGCCTCTTTGCTCCGCAGGTTTGAGTACGGCAAGATCAAGATGCCTCTGCGCGAGAGATACACCCGTCCTTGGAAAGCACTGTTTGACCAGATCGAGGAGTTCAACCCAGAAGCCCGAGATGGGGGTCTGCAACACGACGACGAACTTGATACCGTGTCCATGTCGATGTACATCATCCGAGGCAAGCCGGGTAGGTCCCCCACTGCCGAAGATTCTGCGGATGACTTGATGGAGCGGTTCCGCAACGGAGAGACTCACGACGACTTTGGATTCCCCATAATCCACGGTCTGGACATCCGGAACCTGACTCCTGACGATATAGCGGCTCACATGAGCCAGAATAAAGGCCCCGATGGAAGAAGCAAAGTCTGAGTTACAGGTGCATCCGAGCCACGTTGTGGTTCCCCTTGCCTTCTTCGAGAGGGTTATGGAGGTCTACTACTCCGTAAAAAATACAGAAATTGTGGCGCCAAAGCCCCCCTTACAGAGTCCTGCCTCTCAGAGAGTCGAAGATAGTCTGAACCTAAAGTCAATGACTGTTGTCCGACAGCTCGTGCCAGAGGGGTACGTGCCGAAGGGTGTAGCGGCAAAGGACGAAGATGCCTAACGATACAATCCAGCTTACTAAAGACCGTGATGCGATCTGCAAGATTATTGACCGGCACATCGACCGCGAAGAAGCAAGGATGTCTTACCGGTACACGACATGGTCGTTGGCTTGGTATTACCTCAACGGCGCTCGTCGCTTCGATGTGTTTGATCCAGACAACGGGCTAGTACAGCCTCACTTCTTAGACGAAGATGGCAACATGGAGTTCCAAAGCCAGGAACTCCTTGCGGCTATTGATCGGGTATCCGGCCAGATCGCTTCCATGGACGTCCGGCCAAAAATCAATCGGACAGGCTCCTCTCTTGCCTCCATTCGTGACCGAGCTATTGCTCAGGTCATCGCAGACGGGGTGATTCCTGTTGACCGAGCAGATGAGGCACTCACTGAGTTTGCTCACATCTTTACAGCACTGGGCTCCTGCGGTATCACCGGGCACATCGTGGATCACCCAGTGGTGGGATTGACCACGGACTTTGAGGTTGTCCACCCTAGAGAGTTGTACCCGTTCCCTTCTTTGGGCCAGGACTACACCAAACAGCGTGGTCTGATCCGTGAGCGCATTGTGCCTCTCGACTTCCTTACCAAGAAATACGGTCGAAAGATCAAGAGCAATCTCGACAAGATGTTCTACTACGAGGTCGAAGCCGGCGCCGCCATGACTGGCGTTGACGAGTATGACCGCCTCGACCACACAGGAGCAGGGCCTACCTACAACAACGGCCACGGCTCCCAGGCTTTGTCCGAAGAGAAGACACGTGCCGGTCTTGCCAAGATCCGAGAACTGTGGATCTACGGGCACCGCAACATGGTGGAGCGTTACGTCCTCATGTCCGGCGAGTATGTCATCGAAGACATCGACTTCGAGGGTGCAGAGGTTTACTGCCCCATCGGGTTTGCCCGGTTCATGGAGACAGGCGCTTTCCACGGCGCAGGGCTGTTTGACCTGTTGTTCTCCATCAGTCGTGAGATGGAGAAAATGCTGAAGAGCCTCTTCAACAACATCCGCGACATCGACCAGTACGGCATTCTGGTTATGCCGCAGGGCCAGTTCAACGAGCGTGCTGCTCTACGAGATGTGGGGCGCGGTCTTCGTGTTCTGCCTTACGAACCAGATGCAATCGACCCCGGCTTCCGTCCGTTCAACATTGCTCCGTTCAACTCCGGAGACATCCCCGGCAAGACTGCTGCGTTTGCTAAACAGCTGATGGAGTCCATCAGTCCGTACCGCGACCTGATGGAGAACAAAGGTCGAGTAGACAGTGCTGCGGGGCTTGGCTTCCTTGATGAGAAGAACCGCCAGCTGATGGCAGGACCCATGCGTGCAGTTGAGCGTGCATGGTCCCAGTCACACCGATCTTCTTTGGCATCTGCTTCCAGAACTCTGTCGCGTACTCGACGTGCTCTGCCCGTTAGTCAGTTGACTTTGGATCTTGCAGGGGCGATTGTGGACCCAAGCGCAGGGGCAGTTTCGTTTGCAGAGAATCCTTTGCCCAACTTGTCTAGCCTTTCTGTAACCATCAAGGGCACCCAGCCTCGATCAGAGATTGCACGTAAGCAAGAAGCACTGCAGTTGATGCAAATGCCGGGACTTTCTGATCCGACACGCTTCATTTTGTTTGCGCTTCAGGAGGGGTTGGACTTTGCTATGTACATGGAAGAGGAGAAAGCGGCGTACGAATCTATTGTTCGCAACATCCTCTTGCTGTTCGCGGACGGCGAAACACCGGGGGAAATTGTTTTGACGCCTCACACAGTTCTACCAGAGCTGCAGATGAGGGTCCTATCCTCTTTCATGACGTCACCCGTCATGAGCCTGTCTTCAACTGAAGTGCAGGATGAATTCAAAAAGTTCCGTGAGTTCTTGTTCCGAACCATGGGCACCATGCTCCCAGCAGGTGTCCCGCTGCCTGAAGAGGCCGCAATGATGGTTCAGCAGGCACAGCAGGGACAACAACAACCCCAAGGAGTCCAACAGTAATGTCTGAAGAAATCATCAACGATCCCACCCCCACTGAAGAAAATGCCGCTTCAGAGTCTCCGTCTTTGAACCTGGATCAGACAATCCAAGTAAATGGAGAGCAAATATCCGTGCAAGATCTCTTGGCTGCACGGGAAAAGGCAAATCAGCTGGAAGAGTATCGACGTCATGCGAGCCACATCATGCGCTCAGAGGGCGGATTCGCAGAGAAAGAAGAGTCCACCCGGTACATCATGACCCAAGAGGGATACACCCCGGATCAAATCGAAGAATACGTAGCAGCATCTAAACAATACGAGAACCAAGTGAAAGAATCGCAACAGCCACAATCTCAACCCGCGAGTCCAGAACCTCAAGACGACCGAGTTACACAACTCGAACAGCGTCTGGGGCAAGCTGAACAAGAGGCAGCCCAGCGAAAGCTAGACCAAATGAAGGTACAGCTCAAGCAGGGCGTGGATGAAGTTGCATCGAGCGCTCCGATCCAACAAATCTTGGAAGCATCCAAGAGGATCAACGGAGACAAAGAATTTGAGCAGACTGAGACCCTGCTCAAACAAGACATTGAGCGGGAAACGCTTGCGATCTTAAAACGTGAGCGAGCCGCTAAGGGCAATATTACCGACGCATCTTTTGCCCAAGCAGCCAAAGCAGCGGCTGAGTCGGTTTCGAATAGGTATCGTGCGGTCATCGGTGATCCCAATAGTCTTGGGCGAGCTCCGCAAACGGGCATGGCACCAGATCTTCTGTATCAGAAGAAACCCGTCGAGGATCCGAAGTATGTCGCTGGGGAGAACCCCGGTCAGGTATACGACAAGGCGAGAAACTTTGCTGAGCAATCGTTGCTCAACATCGCTGCGGATGTCTCTTCGGGAGGTGAATCTAAACTCTAAGGAGAGCTAGGCAATGGGTAACATTGTAACTGGTAAGCTCTTCAACACGCACGAAAAGCGTATCGAAGAGGTTATCAATAAAAACATCGACATCATGCTTCCCGGGGTTGACCCCATTTGGGAAAACATGGTGACGACATCCATGGGCGTGGGCCCTGTGGATGCATTGGGCCGTGACTATAAGATCCTCAAGACTTATATGGGCGGCATCACTGGTATCTTCGAGCAGGGCCGTCCTCGTGGCGACTTCCCTCTGTTCGGTGATAGCACCTCATCCCTCGGTGATCGTCTGTACCAACAGTCGCTTACCCAGAACTTCCCCGATCCGTTGGATGGTGTGAATGCTAAGGCTTACCGCTTTGGTGTTGGCATGCGTTCGATGGTGGCGAACATTGCGTTCACCCTCGGGGAACTGCAGGCCGAAGCATCCCCTGCTTTCATCGGTCAGATTGTTGCTCCGAAGCTCGAAGGCTTCTCCCGCAACATCGCGCAGACTCTGTGTAACTCTTGGTACACCTCACAGAACGACGGTTATGTGCTCGCTCACATCTCCGACAAAGACTCTGTGCGGACTGACGCTACTGATGGTTCTAAGTACTTGAAGGTCGAAGTCGGCAACCAAGCCGTAGATCGTTTCATGGTCGGCATGCAGCTCGACATCATGGACGCGTCTGCCGGTACCGGTGTCGGTCAAGGCAAAACCAACACCCGTCTCAACGAGTCGGGTGGCGTACGTCAAACGGTCGTGGTCGACTCACTTGACGAGCTCGCAGGCACTATCACGCTTGTGGCTCCGTCCGGTGGCTTCGACTTCTCGAGCGTTGCTGACGGCGTTTCTGGCACTGGTGACGTTCTCGTGCACGCTAACAGCGTCCACACCGACACCGCCAAGTACTTCACCAACATCGCAGGTATCAACTCGTACCTCAAGTTCGGTGATACCTCAGGCTCCGCCAACCGTGGCGAAAGCGACACCGATGCAAACACCATCCTCGGACTCTACGAGTCTATTGCTGGCGAGCGCATCAACGTCAACGACAAGCCTGAGCACCGTTCATTCGAGTACGACATGAACAACGCGCTCCTCACCGAGCACACCATGCGTCAAATCCTTCGCCGCTTCCACGCTGCGAAGCACAAGTACGGTCATGTCATCGACACCCTCGTGGCGTCTGATGGTGTGTGGCTCGGTTACGAGTCCACCAAGATTGGCCGTGAAATCCTCGATCGCACCGGACGTCTCTCCAACATCTCCGTGGGCCAAGGCTCCGAAGGTGGCGGTGACCAAGGTACGACCGAGCAATTCTCATCTGGCTTCTCGTTCACCATGGACGGTAAGACCTACCGCGGATACACCTCTACTTACATCGAGAACGGTGTTATGTACGGTCTCCGCATGCAAGGCGGCAACTACAAGAAGTATGTGCCACCAAGCATCCAAGGCACGTCGACGTTCGACCAAGCCCCGGCCTTCGCGCCATTCGAATTCGTTGCAGGTGCTCTGACCGGTACTGGTACCAACCAGCTCCCGATCTACACCAACGCCAACGGTCGAAACCTTGTGACCGAAGCATCGCAGATGCCAGGCTACATGAAGATGCAAATCGTCCCTGATCAGTTCTCCGGTCTCAAGATCAAGAACATCAGCGAAGATCGCGTCTACGCTGCGAAGACCTTCTCCTAATCCACACTTGTGGGTTCCTTTGGCCCCCTTTCCCTTTACAGGGGAGGGGGGTTTTTACTACACTCCTATCATGAGTAAAGGTTTGCGAATGGATGAAGAGCATCGGGTCATGCCCGATGGCGATTGGATCCGGTATGTGCGGAGACGCACCAATAACCCCGACTATTTTGTATACCACCACCAGATCCACAACACTTTTGTGCTGGCCGCTTGGCTAGACAAAACACAGCGTATCTGTATGGAGCTTCATGCCATGGAGACTCCCCCTGACAGAGGGGGCTGGGTAGACAACAAGATCCTTGACCTGATTACCATGCCTCATGACAAGAAGATGGAGATGGCTGCACGCCAGCGTCGGGAGTCAGAGGCTCGGAAACGAGGAGACAGATACGATTCTGTTATGGAGAAACGGGACACCAGCAAGTGGCTCCGCTCCAAAAACATGGGTCTCGAGGCCGAAATGGTTGAAGGGTCTCGATATGTGGGTGATCGAGAGGGTCAAGAGTCCCTTGCCCGCACGAAAGAAGAGTTGAACTCCATGTCAAAATCGAAGGCTTACTTCCATGCACGCGACTAATTCATTTCTTCTCACCATCATCGAACGCGTCCGGGGCTACCTCGATGAGCCTTCCTCCAAGTACAGCGATGATTTCTTGGTGCGCAACTGCATCATGCCTGAAATGGTCAACGTTCTTTCCCGCCTGTCTCTGACCTTCGACAATCCTGTCGTGGTTCGGACCACCATCAATCTAACTACGGATACTGAGTACTACCAGCTGCCTCCGAACGTGGGCGAGGTGTTCCGTCTGGTGGAGATGGACTCCAACAACCGAGTCAATCGTGAGTATCTCCCCTTCAGTGAGTTTCACCCTGACGGACCCAACTGGCAACTCCAAGGCAACCTGCTCGCCGCAAGACCACTGCCAGAGTCCACCAAAACTCTTACCCTGTTCTACATCCCGAACGGTGACTTTCTCCCCCACTACAACCAAGGGAATGGCCAGCTCTCTTCGGACAGAAAGACGCTTACCCTTTGCTTGCCTACGCAGGTGAAAGTGGGTGCGATTGACCGCCGACCAAATGCATACGTCGGTGCAACCTTGCGTCTGCTGAAGAACACCGCAGGCAACTCAACCGTAGTTGAAGAGCGCATCATCGACTCTCATACGCTGTCGGCCACTGACGCCGGCGATGACCAGGTGACTGTGCGGGTTCCATTTGACACTTCAGCGTATGGGTCCAAAACAGATATCCACTACGAGATCGTGCCTCAAGGCTTCCAGTCTCTCATGCAATGCATCTCGTCAGCTGCAGCCATCAACCTGGGGGTCATGAAAGATGTGACCAACAAGAAGATGCAGTATCTGCATGTCGAATACCGCAAAGCCCTCAAGACAATCGGTGACAACTTGTCCTACATGCAAATGCGCAAAGGCAAGTCCTTCCAGAAATACACAGTCGATAACCCTGAGACAAGAATCTACCACCTCACATAATGGCCATTTCAAGCTCTACCGTAAGTCTCTCTGAATCAATCGCACCCTTGGCGGGCGACTGGACACCTGTCAACTGGCAGAACTTCTCTAACAACATGATGGTTAGAAACATCGCCCCCGGACTTGAGTACATGTCGAGCGGGGTGCAGCCAGTGTTTGGGGGTAGGGATGAAGTCCAAAACGGGTTTAGTCTGCCCGGTCTTGATGGGCTCAATGGGATCCAAGGAGCTGCAGGAGCTGCAGGTGCAAACGGACAGGATGGAGAGCAAGGCATCCAAGGGCTTAGGGGAGCGCCTGGAGAAAACGGTTTGCCAGGAGAAAGAGGCGCTGAAGGTCCTCCCGGAGAGCCTGGAGAAGAAGGACCTCAAGGACCCCAAGGACCTCAAGGTCCTGCAGGTTCTGGTTCTGTCCCAGGGGGAACAACTCAAACAGTTGATGTAGTCACTGACCTTACGTTCGCCAGCAACTGCCTGACCTTTCAACAAGTGACTCTAACGTTCCACGGAATAAAGACTACGGCTCCCTCTCGAAGCAGTGTGTTCTGTACTGCTGCTTGTCCTCCCTAATGGCAATCCAAGAAAATGCCAATGGAATCATGCGAGGAGAGGGAGGAGTCCCGTCCGAAGAGTGTTGTTGCGTCACAGGTTTTTACCGTCTACTTCCTTGCGTCCTTGCTTGCAGCGAAAAGTGCGGGGACTTCAGCAAGAACCAAGACATCATTTTTGTGCAGGCAAACGAGTTCAACGCTCAGTTCTCCGGTGCTTGTGCAGAGGCCCCCAACTCAAAGTACATCTACAAAAACCAGTGCTATGAACTTAGCTGCACCTCTGGCCAAACTCCCTCAGGTGATCAACAAGTGGTGTTGGTGCGGGAGATCACGAAGTCGAGTGCCAACCAATCATGCGCCGACTGTTGCGGTGCTGTAAAAGATACCACTATCTACTGTGACTGCCACGGATGTCAGCAGTACAAACTGCCTTGTGGGGTTGTCAATGCGGGAGGCGGAGGCACAGTTCAAACAGGACAAGACCTGAAGTTCAAAGAGCCAGGGGCTTCTGTCTTCGAGAAGTGCCTGAAGTTTATCCGTAACGCAAATGCAGCGGACGCCAGCAGTGGGGGAGCCATAGACACTGGAGCTATCACTGCCGGCGGTATCTCTACTGAGTTTACTGCTATGAGTGGTGACTGCCTTACCGATTCAGACTGCGTAGGCGCAGCCACCAAGCCGGGTAGGATAGATGGTTGCGGTATTGTTGGGCATTGCGGATGCCAATACGACTGCGGTGACAAGTTTGGGCCTAAGGCTTTTGGCTGTGGGGATGCGGTGGGAGAAGTGCCCAGCGCAGTAAACGTGTCTGTGCCTCCTGTAGAAGGATCAGGGTCAAGCCACCAGTGCAGTCTCCCTTGCGGGGTTACTGACTGCGATAACACTTACTGCGGAGGTAACTTTGTTGTGCAAAACGACGGGGGATTCGGGGGCATCCCTGCAGGCTCTGAATGTAGCTATTTCAATGGAGGGACTCAGAGCTCATGCCCGCACCCAAATGCACATGTAAGAGCCAAGTTCCTCGAGTTCTTCCAAAATCAAGATGGTAGTCCCACGGGGATCCCTCCTTTTCAAACCCCTGTGCCTTGTTGTGATCTATGCGCAGGGTGTTTTTCAGGGTCTAGAGCCGGCGGAAACGCCCCTTTTGTTCCTATACCCCCAATTCTGTTTCCTGCAGGTCTGCAACCGGGAATCCCGATCTCTGAAGAGGACGACCCGATTGGTGAGCCCAACGGAAAGTTGCAAGGTATTCAGGTTGTGCCCCGCCCCCAAGACTCTCAGGCCACGGTAGGTAACTGTTGGGAGATCAGACTTGCTTACATGAATATAGTTAGAGCAGGAGAGACCAGTGTTCCTTGCGGGATGATCTCTCCCGGGTTGATCTTTCCGGGGTTTGTCAACCAAAACGATCAAGGCGATGGCGCTGCAGACGTGAACTGCCTCCCAGGGGCTTGTGATACATGCGATGGTACTATCCGGGAGCCCCACGATTTAACCGCCTGTCCTTGCACCCTTGGTGTAGGTCAAAGAAACTGTGACACTGACGGTGATGGTTGCGGGTGTTGTGGCCAAGGGCCGATTGACTCAGGAGGAGGATCTAACTGTGCCCCTGCTGACCTCGATGCAAACATTGGCTGTTGTGATGCAAACCCGGGACAGGAGTTTGCTTGGGTGGGCAAGAAGGTAGACACCTCTAACGACACCGGATGCCCCTTCGGAACTTATGAGTTTGATATGGTGATCAGCGATCACAACTCAGGAGTCGTAGGTCTGCCGAACCAACCCTTTATAAACACGGGAGATACCTACACCCCGTCAGGTAATACTTGTGGTGGAGGTACAACTTACACTGCGGTGCCCCCTTCTTGTACTGCCGTGGGACAATGGACTAGCCTAACCGTAACCGTGGAGTAATTATGACCGTCAAATGCCAACACTGGGGACCTGTGTCCGAAACCGAAACTCGATTTGGCAAATGCCATCTGAACTACTACGGGGGATACCCGTCAAAAGGTGTATGCGAAAAGCACTGTCCCGCCTTCAAGCTCCAGAATCCTACAGTAGAAAACATGGAGGTTTCCTCCGCACCCATCATTCAGTCGCTCCAAGACTTAAATGCTACGATTACGGCGGCAAGAGAAAGAAGGATTGATATGACTCCCCCACGTAAAAGAATCCCATGGAGAGAGGTCATTATCGGTAGCAAATCTGTCGGGTTCGGAGACACTGTCAAGTACTGGATCGAGAAGGTATCCTTTGGGATGATCAAGCAGAAAGAGGGATGCGGATGTGAAAGACGCCAGCATCTCTTGAACAAGTGGTTCCCGTATGGCAGTTAAGACACGAGATACAACTTGGAGCTACCCACTGGTAAATATCACCAGTGATTTGTCCGTTCCTAGAACCTCAGTATCCAAAGGTTTGTTCCCCTCTCTGAGAGGAGTGGACGGGTCTTTGCGTGGAGGTGCACGTCCGTTTCCTGGAATGCGCACTGTCCACGAACTGGGTTATGTGGGATACTCGCAGACGGGTTATGACATTACGAACAATGCCGGGGCATCAGCTGATTACTCTGCCACGAACTCTGTAGTTACAGACTTCTTCCCCGTCTCTGTAGTCCGCACCTCTAGCGATGCCAATCGAAACCCGTACCAAATACAAGCATTTGTGTATCGAGTTAAGAAAGCAGTTGCCGGTTCAGACGACCAAAGAGCCGAAGTCTTTATTGACTACATCGACATCAAACGCGCAAACACCACCAGTGGGGGTCACAACACCAACAATATTTACACTCCAGCAGATCACGAGGATGCGTCAGACACTGGTAACCTTTTGATGTACAACCTTACTGGAGACCAGATTGATGCACCTATGGACGTCAAGGTCTTTGGCAAATTGATCTACGTGTTCATTGAAGGGCGCATGCCTGCAGTGGCTTTCTTTGACGACAAGGCATTCGATGATGCAAGCTATCGGGGCTTGATCGTCCGAGGAGTGACTGAGGTCACAGGCAACAACGGAGGAGAGGCTACAAACTTTAGGGGCTTCTCAGGACCTGGGTTACGTCCTAGCCTTTTCGCGCAAGAAGCAGGGGTAGCCTTTGGAACTGTAGGGGTAAACTCTCTTTCTACGACAGCGTTTCCTGACACCCAGAACGAGCTGAGTCCTCCAGGAGTAGGCCAGGTTGTCATTACCAACAAAACGCCTGAAGACAGCGGCTTCTTTGCCGGGGGGACTGTAGGAACATTTAGCAACCCTCTCTCACCAACGCCTTCTATATCTCGAATTAGCCAAGACGTGCTCCAAGCATCAGGGGTTAGCGCGACCTTGTCTAGTGCAGTCTCGGGCACAAACTTTTCTCAGGCAACGACGGATACGAAAAATAGATACTTTGTAGTTGTAGGCGTGTACTCCCACAATGCAGTCCCAACAATCACAAACGTTGAACTTTCGGATTCATCTGGGAATGTACTTGCGAGCACAACGGGGACCGGGCTGAAAGACATAACTAAGAACAAACACGACGACGGCTCGGGGGGCCTTGGTGAGGAGGCATCTCTTGGCAAAAAGCTTCGTGTCTTTGCAGTGCCAGGCGGGTCAAACAATATCACATTCACAGACAAAAGAGTCAAGGTCACCGGCACCTTCGGGGTCTGTGTTATCTCTGTATTGAAAGCATCCAATATTGCAAGCGAAGGTGATACGGGAGCCTTTGCAATGATTAGAGCCAGCCTCCAGGCGGCGGATAACTCCGGAGTTGCAGAATGCCCTGCGGAGTCTACTGTCACCACAAGTGTGGAAGGGGTTGGAGGTAACGTAACCAACATCCGGAACGGTATTCACTGCATCGCCTCTTTCGGTATCGCTACTGATGGCAGTCCTGACATTGACGATTTTGATGAGGGAGGTCAAGGGTTTGTATCTAAGGTGAACTTGGATACTGCTCTTAGTACATACCACAACACCTCGAGCCAACACCTTCACCTCAATGTTTCTGCCTTAACTAAAACACAACTGGCAAGTTCAGCAGTTACGGGAACTTTGATCAAAGGCCAGCATGGCTTTGATGAAGCAATCGACCAGTTCGTAAAACACCCCTCTGATGCAGCAGCGGGCACTGCAATTTTGGGGGCTAGATTCTCTATTGCAGGTCAGATCTTTACTTATCCAGATACGGTGACTCCCACCAATAATGCAGGTTGTCCTGGGTTTGCCGAAGGTTTTAGGATCCGTGAGCTTACTCCAGGCAACCAAGCAGAGCTGGTATCTCAAGAGGTTCAGCTAAACTGGGAAGGTTTTTACAGCTCCGGAGAGAACCAAGGAGACTCCCAAGAAGCCATCGTGTTTGATCTGTACTGGCAACATGATGACGATGACGGAACAGTGGAGAGAGTGGCAGAGGGCTTGACCTCCCCCACTTTTGACCCGGGCACTCTGTACTCAAACGGCACATTGCCTGCAGGTAAAAAGTTTAAGTGGGCAGTGGTTGCACGGCACACTCTCTGTAGCAGTGATCTCTACACTACAGAGCTCAGCGACGGCACTTCTGTTGACCATGTGTTTGTAAAAAGTAACATCTTTGAGTTCACAACTGTTCCTGCCCAAGAAGCTCGAAGGCTCGAAGGTGGCGACTACACTTTTGCATTCAAGCTGATTGATTCCAAGACCGGACGGGAATCCCAAATCTCTACTATCACCCGCGTAGGTGCAGACGCTTTCCCTCTCGAAGTCATAGTTGAAGATCAGGCCAGCGGCATCGAACTCAACGGGGTCCTGGAAAACGATGTAGATCTCGCCAGAGATGTTGCAGCACACAAGCCTAGGTTCGCGGCTCTGGAGATTGCCTACGACAACTCAGAGTATGACCGTGCAGTTTTCTATCGCAGTCTGCGTATCCCTCCGCGTGACTCAAACTTCCGATCCGCAATCCTGTTGATTGATGGAATTGTCGATCTCAGCACGATTCAAACAACCAAGAACAACGCTGCTCCGTTTAGAGACAGTGATCAGACCAACGATCAGTCTGTCTTCAAACACGCAATCTACTACTACCGCCTTCAAGATAGAGCCCTAGCAGTGTCCTCTGGATACTTTGAGTCATTCAACCACGACGAGAAGATTCCAAAAGCAGGTACCGCAGAGTTCCTCGGCAACACAATGCTGCTTTCTAGCATCAAGAACGAGGGCGGGTCTTCGTCTTCTAGTATCCGTGCTTTCCCTAACGACCCCTACCGGGGATTGGCAGAGACTAGATACTCAAGTGCATCTAGCTACAGCGCTGAGATGTTCCCTCCGCAGAATGTGTTTATCCCTGCAGACCCCAGCAATGAGATTAGACGCCTGATCCGTGTAGGACCAAACATTCTGGGTCTCTCTGATGACCGGATGTACATCATCCGAAGAGAAGGCCAGCTCATCATCTTCCGTGAGATGCATGAAGGATTGACTGGAGTGTCTAGCCCGGCAGGGGCTGCGGTCGTTGGCAACCAGTTGTTTGTGGTTACGTCCAAGGGAATCAAGATTATTGGTTCTCAAGGGTCTCTTGATGCCATGAATGTTATGGACGATTTGATCAAGACTCGCTGGACCAACGCTCTTAGTCAAGTCAAGTTGGCATATGACCCATTCACTTCGTGTCTCTTCTTCTTGAATGCTGTTGACCCTACCGTTGCACTAAATGCTCAAGCCTCTGAGTACGCCGGCGAGAGCGCCGTGGTCTGGTTCGAAACATCTACTCTCACTGAACTCAGCGACATGCCTTTTACAGATGTGAAGCAAGGGGTGATCCCCAACGACGAGACCTTCAGTAGTGGGTACTCAATGAACACAACCTCCCCCACTGCGAAGCGGGCGTTGTTCTTGCAGAATCACCCCAAGTTTGCAGATGCTCCTAGTGACTGGAAACCCAAGATCATGGTCATGAATCATGACCGGACCCGCAAGGCCTGTTCTGATGGGGGCAGCCAAGAGACCTTTGCCCGCAGGACCATGTTTGATATCCGGGGCACCACACGATTTACCAAGTCGAGTGCGTCCCACAGCGCAGGCATCACGACCATCGACGTGTCAGGTACCCCCTTTGCAGATGCTGCAACCCGCGCCTCGGTTGTAGGTGCAAAGATGTACATCACGCAAGACACTACCGCAGGGAATGTGGGCAAGTCCTTCTATGTTCTCGAGGCGACGGACAGCAACACGATCAAGGTTCTGGGGGACGCGGGCACCACGTTCACCCGCTTTGTGATTAGCCCCGTGTTTGTTCAGGTTGTCGGTCACACCCTGGGGCTTAGCGGGGCAGACTCACAGCTCTTTGAGTTGCAAGAGCGGCACATCGTCAAGCAGGCAAATGAGCTGGTGTGCACCTTTGTGGATGTAGAAGGTGACGCCTCTACTGACAACTCAAACCAGGACGACTTCTTCCGAGGGGTTGTGTTCTCTGGCAACGAAGAGACAATAACTGCTTCAGACGTTCCCGTTGATCCAGGGGGCGCTCAGGTCAAATCTGTTAGTAACCTGGAGTCGCTGCACCCTGCTGCCTTCAATGCCAGTGGGGGAGGGTCCGACTCTTTCACCGGTAAGCAAGGACCGCAAGGTGTGGCTCTGACCGTAGGCTTCCAGACATTCTGCCCGGATCTAGACTATCGGGCACTCAGTATGCAATGTGAGGGGCGTATTCTCGGCACGCAAACGACGGGTCGATACAGCCCCTCATAGGAGTAGAAATTGAGCGCATTTTATCTACCCAACATCGGCGCCGGCTTTTTCCCCGACAATACAGGGGGAGGCAATTTTCGCGTAGCAGGGGTCCGAAGCCCGGACACTGGATTTGTCTACGGCAATATGCCCTCTTACTACCTTTCTGAAGGGGGCGGCGGAGGATTCGACCAGGGGCCTTTCGGTCAACCAATCCCAAACAGTCTGATCAACGATATGGGGGACCTTATTGATCAGATTGGGGACGTTGACACTAGCAGGTTTAATGATCTTGCGCAGCAAGGGGTGGATGCCTTCGGGGATATAACTCCTGATAGCGATTTTGCAAGCATTTTTGATCGCCTTTACGGAGACGCGACAACTCAACTGGCGTCGGGTAGAAGCCGGTTGGATTCAGCCCAAAGAAGGGGGCGTGCTCGCACAGATAGGCTTCTTGGTCAACAACGAGAGATGGGTCAAGAGGCCATCGAGGATGTGAGCGGTCGGGTTGACGCCTCCATCGCGCGTATGGAACAGGTGGTCAACGACTTCGCAGACAACACCGCCTTGAGTGTTGCCGCAGTGGGGGAGGGAATGATCCGAAACGCCAACAGCCAAGCGATGCAGACAGAGCAAGATCTGATCAATCAAGGGGTGCCTGCCGCTCAAGCAGCTTCGATCGCTAACAACATCAAGCTTGACGCCTCTCGAGCAATCGGAAATAACGCAGCCCAGGTGTACACCAGAAGGGATGAAACCCTTGCCACGTTGGGATCTCGTGTTGCGGACGTAATGAGATCAGGCGCACAGATTGTGGCAGGAACCCGTGCAAATGTTATGGGTAATCTGACAAGTCTTGGACAAGCAGCAATCAGCCAAGACACTCAGTTTGCGGGGCAGATTGCTCAGTTTGAAAGCTCTACCTTTGCCAGCTTGAACCAGCTCCGGAGTGCGGGTCTTTACGGCACCAACCAAGCCAATCAGATCAGAAGCAACAACGTGCGTTTTCTTCTTGAGCATCAAAGAGCCAGCATGGATTCAGCTCTGAACCACCAGTTGAGAGCTCAACAATTGCAACTACAAGGATTTGGCGATCTTGCTAATCTCCACATGACAAACTACTTCTCATGAGCCAGTTCAATCCCACACAGTTCGGTAGCGTTTTCAACCCTGCATCTAGCCTGCAAGCGGACCTGGCCAACCAGTATGCTCGTGACCAGCAGGCCATGAACACCATGCAGCAGCGTCAAGAGGTCTTGTTTGACACTGCCCAGCGCACTGTTATGACAAAACTGTTTTCAGATCTAGAGCAAAAGAGAGTGGAGCGCGAGAACGTAAAGGCGATGATCGGTCGGATCCACCGGGCTGCATCTTTGTTGGGGGACTACGGGGTCAGCCTTGATGATTCAGATACCGACATGGGGAGCGGCAAGTTGTCGGACTTGCTTGAAGAACAACAGCGTAGAAAAGCAGACATCAATAAGCAGATGGCATCGCTTTCCGCTCAAGCAAAAGAGATTGAACGCGGTACTGCCCAGCAAACACAACGCTCTCAACTGTTGACCCAAGACTTCAATGAGATTGCATCCAGTATTACAGCAGAGTCTTTGGGGTTGGCTTACTCATCCGGTACCCGACAAGCAGCTACGGAAGCGATCACAAAAAATCCTGCATATGCAGAGGCTCTGGCTGCAATGGCAAGAGGTGGATTTACGGAAGGTACAGTTACACGATCTAAAGCGTATGAGTTAAGTGATCCCGCAACTCGCATGCTTATGGCATTGAATATGGGAGACGGAGGAGTCGATCTAGGCCTTGAAGGTAACATGACTCAACTGATCATAGAGTCAGAGAGAAATGAGCCTGGCACAGTGGCTTCTCGTGCAGCGGCAGGGGGTCTTGGAGCCCTTGCCCGAATATTTGTTGACGAGGTCGATGCACGCGTAGCTCCTGATGAAGACGCTCAGCTAAAGGCAGCAGTGTCTCTTGCTGCATCTCAGATGCTGGGCGCCCAACTGGATCAAGATAACCCTCTGACTCAAGATCAAAAGGGGCGGGTGGTAAAAATCCTTAACGCTCTTATCACAGGTGATCTTTCTCAAGATCAAATAGATCGCACGATCGCAGACAATGCACAAGGAGAAGCAGGAGACGTGCGCGGATATGCTCGTGACATTCTTTCGACTGCTAAATCAGTTATTGATCAACTGAGTACGTCTCAAGATCCAAAAGGTGAGGAGGCAACCCGGATACGAAAGTCGTTCGGACGAACCAGAGCCCGTCTCAATGAAGCTGCAAGCATCCTAGAGAGAGATATCATTATCCCCAAGGGGGGTGATGGAAGCACAGATATCCGACTCAAAGGTCTCGTTGCTCCAGAAGAGGTTTTGGTAGATCTTCGAGGCAAACTCCAAACCGCATTGCTAACCAACGACCAATCCGATATTGCTGATGCACTGGCAGCTTTACCTTCAGATAAAGCCAACAAGCTTGAGCAGGTTCTGCAAGGTCTTGACGATATTGAAGCACGGACCAAGGCGCTTGCAACTCAAGGCGAAGACATCGGGGTGCAACTCTCTGCTCTTATGGGACAAGAGAAAGTTGCCGGCGCAAGGGCAGGTGAACTTGCAGGCGCGATTAACGAACGACAAGCCCTTGAAGCAGACCTTGCTGGACTGATAGCGCAACTAGGACTGGAGGACTGATGTCCGTTTGGAAAGATGTAAGTAAAGAACTGCTTCGCCGTTACCAGACGGAGGATGAAGTTGCGGTGCTACCCGTCAACATTCATGACGATGATCTTTCTCACACCGTGCGCCTTGAACCTGACGAGCATCCCGTCTACACCTTGGAGAAAGGTAAAGAACTTACAGCCAAAGAGATCCGAAGATACCTTTGGGATATTCGGAACAGGGAAGACTTGCAAGAGGCAAAAGCCTTCTATGTGGTCAAAGATGAAGAAGAGGACATTGTCCAGATTGGCACTGCTGATTTGGTGATCCAAGAGGAGATTGAGTAATGGCATTGCCTCTAGCTTTAGGCGCAGGTAGTTTGAAAGCATTGGCCGGATCAAAAGGGGTCCAACTCGCTCTTGCGGCAGGGACTTTGCTCCCTTTTCTTGGCGGCAGGAAAGGGGCTGCTAGTAAAGCAGCAGCAAAAGCGGCGGTCGAAAATCTCCAACGTGGAGAGCTAACAAACCTGGCCAAACAGCTGGGCCTCAAAGATGTAACAAAGAAAAAGAACCCTGCCCTCAAAAAAGAGATCATGGATGAGCTGGTAAAACAGCAACTCCCTTCAACTACTCGCTTGGGTACGATTCAAGGCACAGGAACGGGCTCTGCTCTTGCTCGCTCAACTGTTCTAGGGGCTGGGATTTTTGAGGGCATAAGAGGTTTGCAGGGAGAGGAAGATGCTCTTGACATAGAGCGCCTTGCTCAGAGCGCAGACATAACTTCGCAGTTGGGTTTGATGGAACAAGACTTAGCACGCTTGGACTTTGCGGAAGGAGTGGGCAGGTCATTCATGGATAGAGCACAAGATGCCCAATCTGAGTTGGCAAGTTTGCTTTCTCCTGCAGATCTGTATAGCATCAGCACCGCAGCAGCTGCTGATCAGGTGGCTCAACAAGGCATGGGCATGGCTATGCAAGGCATGGCAGGAGTTCCACGAGTATGAGCATGTTCCCCGCAACCCAAGGCCTACGGGCGATCGCAGGTGGGGGGGCTGCCGCTCCCAGGATTGCAAAGTTCTTGGACTTTGTCAGCGGTGTTCCGTTGTCAGAGCTTGTGCGACAGACCTTTAAGGGTGGGGGAGCATTCAGACTCAACTCTCGGGGGATTGCTGCGGCGGATGCTGCGGGCCTTGAGCGTCTTCAGGCTGAGCGAATTGTCAAAAGACTGGCAGAACAAAGCAAAAAAGATGGGGTCAAAGTAACTCCTAGGCTGAACGCTGTGTTCGACAGCAAGACAGGTAGGATCGAAGAGTCATACCGCCCAAAGAGATTCGATAAGGACATTGCGGAACAGGCTGAGGCTATGTTGTTCCGTGAACATATGGTTCAAGCAGTGCCTGCTGCTGGGCTCGCGGCGGGGCTAGGTGTCAGTCCTTTTTCAACCAGAGAAACCACGCCTGCACTAGATGCATTCATGCAGGCAAAAGCAGTATCCAACGAGACCATGCGTCAAAGCATGCAGACGGCAAAGTTTGATAGACTGCGACAAGACATGCTACGATCGGCAGCACGGCTCTCAGCTGCCAACCCGCAACTATACGAACAAGTATTGGCGGGTCGTAGACTTCCTATGGGAGCGACGGTTCTGGGTGGACAGCCCAGAGTCGATCTTCTACAAGAGCTCGCTTTGGGAATGGCCCAGGGTCAGTTCAAATCTTCTGTTGATCCAAGTCGGGCGGCAGCACTCAGCCAGCTCGTAGGAGGTATGTAACAATGGCTGGACAAGCCCTTCACGACTTTAATAACGGTGTCCCCGACAACTGTCTGGTGCTCACCTATTTCCAAGACGGTTCCATTACGGAAGACGTCGAACTTGCAGATGCGCTTATTGCGATTGCACCATTTGATCTGGTGGTCCAAAAGTGTACTTTCCGTCCTGAAACAGATGCTGACGGCTCTAACGATGCTCACATCAAAGCAGTCCCTTCCGCTACCGCACTCAGTGCTGCGGGAACTGCTCTTACAACTGCCGTCGACATCAACGCTAGCGGTGATAACACGAACGTGGACTTCCCTGTTATCACCACCGCTAACGTGGTGCCTGCGGGTAGCGCCATTGTTCTCGACCTCGAGAGTGCAACCACTGCCCTGACTCACCCTCATGTCACTGTTCTCTGCACCCCATACTCACCCACTCGTGGATGATCGGAGTAACTAATGCCAGGTGAAAAACCACTACCAATCGACGTAACGCCTGACTTCATGCAGACCGTTGTGTTGAACTTCAACTCCGCTGTCGGAACCGACCAAGCCCTGTTCTTTTGCGAGCGTGACACTGTCATCGACAGAGCCAGTCTCGTGTTTACAACGGGCGACGGTGACGACACGTACGCACTCCGCCACTGCACCTCTGGAACTGCACCAGGATCGGGCGTCCTGTTCACTGATGTAGTCACTGCAGTTGTTGCGAACACTCCTAAGCACTTCACGCTGGTTGAAACAACCAACATTGTGCCTGCGGGTTCATTCATTGCTTTGGATTTGACTCAAAATGGTGGATCATCTACTGCCAAAGAGGGCATCATCCAACTGCGGATTCGTACTAAGCGGCGCTGATGTCCGCGATTCAACAGAGCTCGTTTGCGCCGGTAACGGCGTACGATGCTCCGAACGTACTCTTCACTCAGTTACTTGAGGATGAAGCGACGTTCGAGTCGTTCCTTGATACATTCTTGGACGACTCACAACTTACCCCCAAGCAGCGTGACAGTTATGTGGATCGACTGAAGGCTGAGTACGGGGGAGGTAACAAGGTCCAGGAGGCACTAATCGGGGTTGCCACAAACCCCTTAGTGCTTCTTGGATTCTTGATCAGCCCGCAGATCGGGCGCAACCTTGCCAACAACGGACAGGCTTTCCAGCACTTTGTAAAGGGTGCGGACGGTCTTGGTTTTATGGCACTTAAGAACTTCAAGCAGATGTTCCAGAACACGCCTCTGGACCCTGCTCTGCGGCAGGTGGCGAACAGTGTTCGACTCTCCAACCGGATCTTTGACGACATCATGGTGCCGGCGGAAGAGAAGTTCATCAAGCAGTTTGGCATCACCCGCAATCAGTTCCACGACCCTGCCAGTATCCCTGATAAATCCATGAGAACAAGGGTCGAAAGGCTCAAGCGAATGATGGTCGCTGACATGGACGGTCAATTGCTTTCATCAGCAGAAGACCGTACCGCTGTCCTCAGGGATATGAACATCAATCTTGTCAGTCGAGACGGCACCACAAAAACATTTACTCTGAACCAGGATGCGCTGGCCGAAGTGACAGAGTCTTTTGGAGCAAAGGGGCTGAATAGCGATGAGCGTAGGGCGCTGTTGACCTACCAAAAGTATCTCAATAGTGATGAGATAGAACAAGCAACTCAGAATCTAAGCCTGTCTCTCAGAGATCAGTTGTTTAGTTCTGCGTTTAGAACCCTAGACAATTCTAAGGGAGTGCTACCTGCATCTGATTACGGGATAGTCAAGCTGTCCGATTATCAGGCAGTGCGAAACAGTGCCGCCTTCAAGGCGTTGATCCCCCAGAAGACAGTCTCGGGGGCTACAAAGTTTGACGGGACCAAATCAGATGTCTCATTGTTGCGTAGGGTATTGGAGAAGGTAGACCCCAAGGCAAAGGCATACATAAGTCAGCAAGACATTGCTGGCATGACTGTGTCTCCAAACTTTGTTATGCGTGATGCCGCTGGCAAAGTAAAGAACCCTTCGTTCGATGACGGGAAGGTTGCATTTGATGGGGTGTTCATAAGCCTAGATGATTCGATCAAAGATAGTGGGCTGCTGGGCATCAAAAAGCGAGTTGTAAACTTCAGAGATGCAGCGACATCTGGTCCAATGATCGAAGAGTTCGAGACCAAGACGGGAGATACTTTCCGAGATGCAATTGAGAAAGCCTACCCTGGGTACTTTGAGTTCAAGTCTTCAATACAACAAACCCTAGACACTCAGTTTGCACGCATGTACGGCAAGTCAAACGTCACTGCCGCTGACATACGTGAGTTCAGGCAAATGGATCTTGCGACAAGAGAGGCTCGAGCTGCAGAGATTCTTGACACTGAAAAGATTGTGCGGATCAAAGACGGACTACAGAACCGCAGCAACTACGGGTTTACAGAGGGAGACGCGTTTATAGACCGGCTGCTGAGTCAAGATACTCGAGACTTGATGTACGCAGGCAAGCTCTCAGACAACGATTTTACCAAAGAAATCCGTAGAGGGTTCGCAGCTACCGTAGTCTCCAACTATCTGCCTCGCAACACCAGCGAGTTTTACAAGATGAGGACTCCGGTGGGGGCAACTTTGGAGGGTCTTGATGAGTTGAGAGGTCGTCTTACTCTTCTCGCTCCTGATGAAACACCTGCAGGGGTTGCAGGAACTGGACGACTGGTTGCGACAAACCGGCAAGTACAGCGTCAAGGGCGCCAAGTGATGCACCCTGACGACATAGATGCTTTGGAGGCTGATTTTGCAGCCCTTAATCTTGATCCCGTAAAAAGAGAAGTAGCCCTAGGCAAAGACATTGAGATAAATACTGTCTTTGACGATCTTCGCTTTGCTTCTCAACGAGCGATGCAAGCTGCTCAGGATGACACTATTGCTCTGCGCCGGCTTGACCTATCCAAGACTCTATTCCGATCTAGAAGCAGTTCTGCTAAAGACTACGCTTTGTTTATTGAGGCCCCTGGGTCCAACGTGATTGCAGCTCAAAGGAACATCATTCCAAACATTAGCGACACCTACGGCAATCAAAAGTTACCTGCTCCGTACAAAGAGAAAAAAGGGGGACTTGTTTTTGGGACTGACAAAATCCCTTTGATGCAAGTCTTTGATAAGACAGGCGCGAAAGCCCCCCCTGGCGGGTTCAATCTGGCCCACGTGTTGGAGCAAGGCTCTGAGCTGATTGCTTATGGAGGACGTAATGATCCCAACAGCGTGGCGCGCGGAGTCAAAGCCCGTGAGTTGTTGAGCGAGGTGGCAATCCCCAAAGCTTTGGGGGTGCAGAACGAACGCACGGGTCTGGGGCGTCTGGTGATCGGTACTGCTCAAGCGCAGGCCAGCCGGATGAAAGACTCTGCTTTCATGAAAGGCATCGGTAGTATGGGGCCTTTTGGTAAGGCTGTCCGAGAACAGGTTGAGTATTTTGCTCAAGCAGATACGGGCGCCCTTGCTTCTGCTACTCAAGCCAATGCCTCTGGGTATCTCTACACCTCCCACCTGGGTTTGAATGTTGCATCTGTTATCCAGAATCTAACTCAACCTTTTCTGCATGCGTCTGCCTATGTGGGCACAGGCAATGTCCTTCGAGGGTACAAAGGAACCTTTGATGACTTGTACCGTTATGCTCAGAATCGTCAGAAGATCAAGCAGGCACAGCTCACTCCTTTCCAAAAAGAACGGCTGATCCAAGAGTCATTTGAGTTCCCTGATGAGACAGGTTTGACCAGCGGTATCTTGGATGACCTTGACCGTCTGGTTGCTAACCGGGGTATGGAGGTAAGCAAGTTCAAGTTCTACACCCAAGAACTGCCCATGCTTCTGTTCGAGAAAGGTGAATGGGTCAACCGGATTACCGCTACGCACTCTATGAAGAACGCGTATATACGACAAGGATTAGCAAAGAGAGGCGGAGACGGAAGAGCTATATTTTCTAACAAAGCGACTCGTGAATCGTTTGCTCGTGACGCATCGTTCTTGGTGGAGGAGACTCAGTTTGGTTCTGATATTCTGAACACCCCTGCTCTGTTTATGCAGGGCACGTCTAAGGTCTTGAACACTCCTGCATTGCTGGAGAATCCTCTGATTCGTCAGTTCCAGACGTTCTCTCTTCGAGCGCCCTTGGCCTTGATGTTTACGGGTCGGATGCTTGGAGCTACTCGAGGCGTGCGAGGCACCCGAGTTGAGCTGCCCTACTTGTTGGGTGACTCCATGCGGATGCTGGGGACCTCCGCTCTGATCTACGAAGCCGGCAAGCCATTCGCATTCGACCCCAGTAGTGGGGGAGCTGTGACTGCGATGACGCAGTTCTTCAACCCTGAGAGGCTGGCTGAGGGCAAGTTCCCTATGCGAGGCCCTCCGATCGTATCTATCGCCACAGACAGCATGCAGGGGCTTCTAGGCGGCGACATGAACCTTGTAGTGAATGCTGCGGTGCGAACACTCCCCGGTGGCCTTGCCATCCAAAGAGCTATGGGGTCACTTCCAAACCTCAGAGACGACCCATTCTTGTCGTTTATTGGAGAGGCACAAAAGACATACGCTGATTACAGCAAGATAAACTCAGACGGGCGAGTTCCTGTGTTCAAAGGAACGGGTCAACTTGTTGATTATCAAAGTCCAACTGAGATGGTCCTGCGAGGACTTGGTATAAACATGGCTGGCGTACGGAACACGCGAGACATTGATGGCTACATCAGCAGTCAGCGTGAGAAGTTCAACCAGATGAGACGGTCTTATCTGGATCACCTCTTCGCAAACAACGTAGGGAAAGCCGAGTCTATTAGAGCACAGTTCAAGCGAATCTACGGGTTTGATCTACCCGTCACCAAACAGCAGGTGGACTCGTATATTCGTCAGCGTGAAGTCCCGCGCTCGGAGCGCATGATGGATCGTCTGCCTGTTGAGCTGAAGTCTTACTTCCGACAGACCTTGGACCCCGAACGGCTACAACTGACTCAACAACAGCTACAGATGAAAACCTCTTTCCAGAGAACAGCACAGCAAGCAGAACGGGCTCCAGTGGCTGTCACACCCGAGCTAGCAGCGCAGCTGCAGCGAGAGATAGCAGCGACAGAGCAGCAACGAGAACTCTTCGAAGGCTTTACAGGATTTTAAGATGCACAAAAAAGGCGGATGTGGCTGCCCAGGCAGCAAGAGAAAACCAGCTCCCAAGAAGAAGACAGGCGGCATCAAGCTGCTGAACCGAGGACGACGTAAGCGTTGATCACAGTAGAGCAAGTCAAGCAGGAGATTCGTAACTGGACAGAGAACTATCTCGATGTCCCAAGCGATCACTACAACGGTAGTAAGCCCTGCCCATTTGCCAAGAAGACCCTGGACAACAACGAGCACCGCATCGAGGTATCGGCAGAACACCCTGCTAGGTGGTACCAAGAGTTTGCGGAGGACAGCAAGAAGATCTACATCATCGCCTACCAGCCTGACACGATTGGCTTGTCAGAGGCAGTAGAGGAACTGAACCTGAAGTGGGCACAAGACGACGTTTGGGGTATCGCATTCGAGCCAGGAGAGGACGAACCCGAGGACGACGGCAACGACCCTGAGCAGTGGGGGAGTGTGACTGATGAGTCGTACCCCATGCTGCTGATCCAATCACTATCAGAGACAAACAATCTGTCTCTGTCTCTTGAGAAGAAAGGCTACTACAACAAATGTAGCCCTGATTTTATGGACTATGTACAGTCCAGGAAGGATTTACACAATGGCAGGACGCGGAAACGGTAAGAAGAAAACAGGTAAGAAGAAGAAGAAGATGGCCAAGGTCACTAAGAAGGTCAAGAAGAGCTAATGGCTAAGAAGAAAAAAGGTAAGAAGGACGCCTGCTACCACAAGGTGAAAGCAACCGCCAAGGTCTTCCCTTCTGCGTACGCGTCTGGTCGCATTGTGCAGTGCCGTAAGGTCGGTGCCGCTAACTATGGAAACAAGAGTAAAAGGAAGAAGAAGTAATGGCTATGCGAAAAATGGGTAACGGAAACGGCAACGGCCGTGGTAACGGTAAGAAGAAGTTGACCGGTAAACAAAAGAATTTGCCTGCCAGTCTCCAGAAAGTCATCTTGAAGTCCAAGGCCAAGAAGGCTAAGGGCGGCAAGAAGAAGAAGTAGTGGCCAAGAAGAAGTCTGCTACGTCCGGTGGTCTACGCAAATGGTTCGCCCAGAACAAAGGCAAGGGCTGGATTGACTGCAAGACCGGTAAGCCTTGCGGTAGGAGCGGCAAGAAGGACAAGAATCGTCCTTATCCTGCTTGTCGCCCTACTAAGGCTCAGTGCACCTCTGCCGCCAAGCGGAAGAAGGGTCCTGCACGAATCTCTTGGAAGAAGAAAACAAAGAAGAAGAAGTAATGGCGCGCAAGAAAAAAGGGTCAATGAAAGGTATGTCGGTAAAGAGCGGGCACAAGCGGCCCACTTCCAAAGGCGCTGGTATGACCAAGAAAGGGGTCAAAGCGTACCGACGAAGAAACCCTGGTTCAAAGCTTAAGACTGCTGTTACTGAAAAAAGTCCTTCGAAAGGCCGCGCAAAACGACGAAAGTCCTACTGCTCACGGTCCAAAGGACAGATGAAGATGCATGGTATTAACTGCTCTAAGACTCCTGAGAAGCGTATCTGCGCTGCTCGCCGGCGCTGGAGGTGTTGATATGGTTGATCCGCCTCGACTCCCAAGAGTCAACGACTTAGCTGTAGGTTCTGCCCCGCAAGGAAACCTTGCGGCGGCTACTGCAGGTGAGTTGTATGACATGTTCAATCGTTTTGTCCGAGACGCGCTTGGGACAGGCGAGACGGATGAGGCGAGAGCTCTCCGCGAGAGAAACTTCAGTAGCCCGACTTACAACTTTGAGCATGAGGCGAAACTAGAGAGAGCTCGTGAAATGGGACGAGCAGCTCAAGCGGTTGAGGAGATGGACTTCCCTGTCCCCCACCCTGATGACCCTCGCAATCAAGCGCAACCCCGACCTCAGGAAGGGCTCGATGAGACTGTGCTCAATGCAGCACGTAACTACATCCAGAGAAATGAGGGGTTTAGAGATGCTGCATACCCCGACCCTGTTCGGGGTGCAAGGACCCCCACCATTGGATTCGGCACTACTCGAAATCGTATGATTGATCAGTATTTGGAGGGGCAAGGCCTAGATCCGGAAGCTGTGTTTACTATTGGGGGAGGCACAAGAATCACCCGACAGCAGGCTCGAGATATGGAAGACCTGTATATGCGGAGATCTCTTCGAACTCTGCAAACAAGACCAGATACTCGTTGGTTTAATGATCTCCCAGTTGAAGCTCAGGTAGTCATGCTTGACATGACGTACAACCTGGGTTCTCACTTCAGCTTCCCAAACATGTTTAGGGCTCTAGAGCGTGGAGACTTCAACACTGCTGCTGATGAGATTCTAAATACAGGCCCTAACGGTTATGCATCTCAGGTAGGCAACCGAGCGATCAGAAACGCCAATCGCATGAGGGCTCTAGCTGGTGACTAAAGCGAAGATCCTAGCAATCAGCTGCACCCACGCGCCTTTTATGCCGGAGTCAACTCTCGACTGGCTCCTCGGAGTCATTGACCGTGAGGCGAAGGATGTCACCCACTTCTGTCACTTGGGTGATTTGTTCGATGCCACCGCTGCCTCCGTGCACCCCAGCGAATACACCCACACGCTTCGGGAGGAGTACGACCAAGCTGGTTTGCTTCTCGAGAATATCCGAAAGATCCTGCCGGTAGACTGTCGTCGTGTCGTCCTTATGGGAAATCATGACGACAATCTCCGTGTCGCTGATCCCCGTCGTATCCCAAGGGCTCTCAGGGATCTCATCAATCCTCACATGCACCATAGTGAATTCTCCAATTGGCAGTGGTTACCCTACGAGAAGTCCGAACGTGGCTGCTACCGGGTAGGTCAGTGCGTATTCTACCACGGCTTTGACGCGGGCGCCACCAGCGATGAGACAGAGGCGCTCCAGTTCAACAACCTGACAGGCAGTGATCCTTGGCGTCTGTTCGTTCGGGGGCACACCCACCGACCTGTGGACCCCACCCGGTGTATGCGTACCAAGAGAATCCCTCTGCCGTGGTGGTACATGAACGTGGGCACATGCGGACCTCTGAAGCCAGACTATATGCAGCGCAAAGACACATCCCAGTGGGGGAGTTCTGTTGGCATCATTGAGTGTCTCACTGATCGACCCGACCGTATGCGTACACGTAACTGGTCAGCCCGATTGGAGAGAATGCTATGAGACCCCCCTCAGAGGTTCTGTATAAACAACTATTGGACATGTGTATGGCATGGGCCTCCGAATGGGATCTAGGTAAACACGCTGTGGTGGGCGTCTTAGAGGAGGTAAAACATGACATTCTTTGGGAAACCCACGAAGACGAAGAGGATTTAGACGATGAGTAGCTTTTATAGCCCCCAACAGTTCAATCAGTTTGCTCAACCAACAGGAGGTTTTGCTAGGCCGATGCCGAGCAGGCCTTTTGCCTCGCCTCCTATGCCTACTGGCAACATGATGGGTTTTAGCGGAGCTCAAAATTCTATGCCGTTTCCTGTGCTGCCACCGCAAGTGCAGCCGGGATTTAACCCTGAGCCTACGGGTAGTCCTGGGCCTGGCATGGCATACGACTCGCCTGCTGAAACCTCTCCGCCGCCTCCCCCTGCTCCTCCAAGCGGAGGCGGTAATCAGGGTACGAATACAGGTCAGACCATGACAGGGCTAAGGGCTCTTAACCCGCAAGACATAGACCTGTCACGCTTTGGGGGAGGCATTATCTCTCCTGCAATGCAGTCAGCTGCGGTGCAAATGGGCATGATCTCTCCTGGGGCACTTAACCTTTTGGCTGGTATCCGAAACACCGGAGGTCCAAGAGGAGACTTTGCACGTCGGATGCAACGGCAATTTGCTGAGATGGATAGAAGGAACCGTCTGCGTCAACGACAAAGAGCTGCAGGATTCCGATCGCCACTCGTGGGCTCCATCATCTACGACTAATGTCACCCGCTGAAGACCACATGGGGTACTTGGTTGTCTGGACTAAAAGAGCAGTCAAACAGTCTTGGTTTCCGCAGTGGTCATTCAATGAGATATTGTCTGAGGCTTTCATGCGCGCAGATCATCTGCTCAGTGAGAAGTATGACAGCAAGCGAGGCAACGTAACCACTTTCTTGTCGGCATGTCTGCGGACAGACTTGTCGTACAGATATCAACGTTCGTTAGGGAAGAGCATACATTGGGAAAAGAAAGAGTGCGGAACTGGACGCCGAAGGGTTTGGACCCAACGCGTGCCGTCAGTAGAACACATCGAGTCGCTCGCTCCTGCCTTCGAGATCCCCGAAGATCTCGACCTAGAGGCGGCAGAGCTCACCCCCAGGGAAGCTCACATCGTGCAGCTCCTACTGCAAGGCAAGACTCGCGTAGAAATCGCACAAGATCTTGGAGTATCCCCAAGCCGCGTAAGCCAGTTGATCCTTCATAGAATCAAAGAGAAGATAGAGCCCTATCTAGACGGGTAGCCATAACTGTCTGTGCTCTGCTTGTACTCTGTAGGTTACGGGCACTAGCTTTGGTTTGAACCAAGCATTCAGTTCTTCTGGAAACAGAGACAGTTGCTCTTTGTTGACGTAGAGCGTGGCGCCTTTGTCTGTGCCTCGGGATGTCCACGCGCTCGCTCCGGCGCTGTGGCCGAGCGAGCTTAGTGTCCACCCTCCGCTTTCCTCTCCGCGTTTGATCATTGCTTCGTGCTGTGCTTGCGGCTCTTCCTTCCCGTGCCACCAGCTCCACACAAGCCAGTCTCCCCCACTACTGCTGTAGTACCACATGCGGGATCTTACCGGGTCTCTGAAGCTTTTCTCTAGCCTCTGCTGCGTAGCGCTGTCCGCTATTGGGACGTCAGCAGCTTTGATTCTCAGGATGCGAGCAGACTCAGGAGAGTCATACCTGCCGGCCCACCTGATGTTTGCAGTAGTTGGGTGCTCCCAAAAAGAAAAACGACCCCCGGGAAGAGGATCGTTCTTCGTGCTGCGGTGCGTGTTATTAGTATCAGATCCCACATGAGAAGTCTACACCCCTTTTGTGTTTTCTGACCAAACATATTGACATTGTTTACAGCGGTAGTAGACCCGTCCATGACCACCCTTAAATGTCTCGCCTAGGTGGTAGGGGTCTTCTTCTCCGCAGTCAGGACATTTGATTGTCTCTACCTCTCCCAGGTGTTCCTGAGTCCACCGCTTGTTGCGATACATCCCCCCACGGGGACCGTAGTTGTATTCACTCTTGCCCCGGTGTGACATCCTTGGTCTCCCATACAGTCTCTACATCTAGGTAGAGCATCTGGACATTTTTGGGCTCAGACTCTGACGCGATGTCTTGCGCTTCATCTTCGCTCTCTGCGTCGATGATCCAGGTCTTCTTCTGTTCGACTACATCGCTTGACGTTACTTCATACATTGGCATTGAGTACCTCCTGAAGGCCCCGCCTCCCCGGGAAGGGGAGGACAGGGCTGCAGTGGGGGAGTTCAGGATATCAGACGGTAGCGCCTGAGAGGAGCTCACGAATGTACTCGGTCTTGTAGGTGCGATCACCGACTTCGCGGTAGTTGCACTTGACGTTGCACACAACAGCTTGATCCGACTGGATCATGTTGGAGACTTGTTCCAACGCTGAGACCATGTTGGTTGGTTCACTGCCCAAGAGGACTGTGAGGTGACCCTTCAACCGATTCATCTCGATCTCGGCACGCTTCTTGGAGCCTTCGAGAGTGATCTGACTTGGGTCAGTTGGCAGGCTGAAGATTGCACCACGCCACTGGAGTGGACTTGGTCGATCTGGGTCCTCACACAATTCGTACTCGAACTGGATGGTGGCAGCGGGGAACTCAAGTCCATCGGACTGCCGGAACTTGCCCGTGTCAGTGTGGAGTCCAACCAGATAGCACTGGTGGTCACCTGCTTTGGGCCATGGGGTGCCGCCACCTGACTCGGCGGTTGCGGCTGCGAATGTGTTTTGCATGTTAGCAAAGGCGTTTTTGGTTTCATTATTCATCATTGTGCTGTAGTTCCTGTATATGCACTTTCAAAGATATTCCATGCATCCTCACGTGTAAGATGCAAGTCGGGGAAGTCCACCTTCCCCTTGGTGATGCCGAGATAATCTTGGTGATTGATGGTAAAGGTATGTTTCTTCACCTTCCGTGTTTCGGGGCGCTTGCGTACGATCTCGTTTCCTTGGGAATCTACACGGCCCGTCTTCACTTCCCGCTCATAGGTCTCGACGTCCCACTCTGCGGTAATCACACCTGACAGTTCCAACTGCCAGAAGAGTCGCTGCCAGAACCCACCAGTGATGGTGAGCCGAGGCCGCTCCTCGTACCTGTCTTCTCCAAGCTGGACAGACTTGTTGACGATGTGGCAGATAAGCCACACACCATAGCCATGCCGGCGCAGATCATTACAGGTGTTCAGTATCAAAGAGTAGAGGTCATCGTAAGCACGACGTCCATCCAGTTCTTTGAAGTCTTTCTTGCCTCCCTTGCGGGTGACGTATTCAGTTGCGAGTTGCAGCATACCAGAAAGTGTGTCGAACACAACCATCTCTGGTCGCGGTTCTTTCTTGGCAGCCAAGTCTTTGAGCAACTCAACTTTCTCTTGTACCTTCTCCCATGTCATGGCAAACGAACTGCCGTTGACGTCGACACACTGACCGTCATCATCAACGCCCGGCCACACGCCGCACCGGATGTCATCCTCTGTGCGTGCAGGCATAGATGCCTGATCAAGATTGATGATGTAGGCGCCATCGCAACCCATGAAGAAGTTTGTCTTGCCACTCGCAGGAGGTCCGCTGATCATTGCAAACATTGATCGAGGTCCTGCAAACATCTTGCTTTTGGGCACGCATAGCTTGGCGAATCGCTGCTGTGTCGTAGTCCCATGTTCTAGTTCTTGTTCCATACTTTAGTCCGTTGGTGGTGGTGAGGGAATGATTCCGCCGACCCCAGGCACCTGAGGTGGGCGACGATAATGTGTGTAGTTAGGTCCGTCATCGGGGACGATGGAGAATGATCCACCCTCCTCATGATCCATACTTGGTTCGACAAACATATCAGATGCGGTGCCGGGACGCTCGAACATGACACGCTGCTTGAGTTCATAACCCAAAGCCTCGAGCCAGTCATTCATGCGTGCTGCGGTGACGCCTGCCATGTTGTAGTCTTCTTCCATGAACTTGATGAGCTCAGCCCGTGAGGACGGCTCTCGTTTCTGGATAGTCAGATGAATCTTGGGTCCGATGATCTTGGCGAGGATCTCTGCCTCGATCCATTCGTAAGCGTTTGAACGTGATGCCATAGTAGTTTCCATTGGTATTAGTAGTATTAGTTAGAGAGCAAACCCCCCGGCGAAGCCGCCGGGGGGTTGCGAGGGGGGAGGAACTCAGAGATAGAGTGGATCAATATATCCCAGAGTTCCCGGGAACTTCTTCGTCGCGCCGCAGCGTAATGAGTCGAAGTTCCTTGATGATGTTAATCCATTGTGCAACGCCCGTCAAGTAGAAAGGTGCCATCTTCGACAGTTTCCCGAAACTTCTCAGGGAGCTAGCTGACTTGGGGAAGTTGCTTGGCTCTGGCGGTATGGTTGCATAGTGGTGAATCATCTTGGTTCTGGCATACCACTCAGGATTTACATCTTGAGGGTCATGCCTACGGTTGAATGTGTATGAGATGTTGACCGGAGGGTTTTCTTCGCGGTCAACTTTTGCATGCTCATACTCACCTTCGCCGGCGTACCAGCGCTTGCAGCGAGCTACGTAGTTCTCATACCTGGGTTCCCCCAGATACTTACGACGTATCTCTACCTGCCCCTTGCGAGGGCCTGACTTGAGCGTGTGCTCTTCCTCTTGGAAGTCACGATCATTGAGACCGAAGTTGATGGTGGGCTTCTGCACAGCAATGTGCGCCATGCCTGCGACCCGAACGTCGGCAGGCAACTCAAAGCTCTCTTGCAACTCTCCGCTAGCAACTAGAAGACGAGCAATCTCAATGTAGTGCTGCGTCTGATACTCGATTGTACATGTCTGCAAACGGTCAGTGGGGGACTCGCCACAAGTTTTCAGGTCAACCACCCACAGAGAGTTCTGCTCTTCGTGATACAAGAGTGCATCGAATTGTGCAATGAGCGGTGTGCCAGGGAACCTGTCATCATGGTAGATAGCTTTGATCTCACTGCCCAGAAAGCGGAAGTGGGACTGGTTCATCCACTCCATAGGCTTACCTTTGATGGCGTCATACCATGCGCTGGTCACCTGGAAGTCTTGCACCTCGCGCTCGATAATGTTCTTGCGCTCATCCGCTTGGATATTCATCTCTTTGCAGATCCCAGTCAGCTCTTCCTTCCTCTCTTCCAAGCTCTTGTCCAAGAGAATGCCTGCCTGGTCATCAGGCAGCTGGCAATACTCAAAGCGTTTGTGGAACCAAGAGCCGCGAGACAAAGCTTCTGACCACCGCAGGGCATCAGACAAGCCAAGCCTGCGGTGCAAGTAGTAACTGAATGGGTTGCCTAAGACAGTCTCGTAGTCAGAAGATCTGATAGGGGGCTGCTCAGCCACAAGCCCATGAGACTCGAGCCACGGGATAGCTGACTCCCCTTCTTGGGGAGGTTTTATTTCTTGAGTTTTAGGGGGCATGTCAGGCCTTCAGTTTGCTGACTACTGCTTTGAGCCATCCTGCGACGGTTGATCCGGTGATAGCACCGAGTACGTAGAAGAAGAACCACGCTCCGGTGCTGGCGAAGAAGGCGTTGAAGGTGTCTTGAATAGAGTCCATTGTTGTTCCTTGAAAAGTTTTCGTGCACTGGCTATCACAGCCAGGGATCCCACCACCCCGCTGGTAATGGCGATCGGTAATATAGCAATGTTGGCATACGTCTGCAATGCCCACGCTCCCACCACGAGAGCGATCCCCGCGACCAGCGGGATCGCTCCTCGGACGGGTAATCCCAGGAAGCGGGTCACAGTCATGAGAATGATTCCGCCCAGTATCGACACGCCCCCTACCCAAGTCAGGGGGCTGAGTGCCGGGTCCTGAGGACCCTCCAATGGAGGAACCCACCCCGGGGGGAGGGCGGGTCTATCTCCTACGCTAGCAATCCTTGTGGCACAACTCAGGAGCGCGAGGCTTCCAAGTGTGACAAGCGCGTCTCGTGATCGCATAGTCTTCGTTCCATCTTGTCGACTGATTGCTCAAGTCGATTGACGGAGGCTGTCAATGTGGTGACTGCAGCGGTAATTTTAGCGACCGACCAGACAGCACCCGCCACAAGGGCAAACACGTTTATAACGGGCATCATCTCTGCGAAGGTCATTATCCGCCGCCTTTGCCGCCTTTGCCGCCTTTGCCGGCCTTTTTAGTCTTGCTTCTCGGCTTTGCTTTGGTGCTGGGCTTGCCTTTTCCGGCACGTGCGGCAGCTTTCATCAACTTCTTTTTCTCTGGCATGGTTGCCTCCTTAGGCTAAGAATCGACCCATCATGAAGGCAGCGTCTGGAGCGCTGGTGTAACTCATGGGTACATGGACGGTCATAATCACTTCGGTACAACCGTCAAGCAGCACAGTTTGCGGGCACTTGAAGGCCATACCGATATCGGTGTTAGTGGTAAACGTTCCACCTTTGATCTTTACTTCGTCCGCTTCTGTTACTTGAACGGCGGTAGCGTTGGGGTACCAAGCACCTGCGTACAAGAAGTTGAACGCATACATCTCCATGGCACCAGAGCCATCAGTTGCACCAGTGTCTAGATTGTTATTGGTTGTCTTGGTTTTGGACAAGGTATTGGGGAACCGAAGCGGCAACCACACATGGTCTACCTTTTCAAAGGTTGAACTGACCTGTACATTTGGAGACAGGATCTGCTCTTGATCTCGGATTGGGTGCTTGCCATAGATAGAAATAGCCAAGTCATCTTGGTTCGCACGAGACAAAGCACTGTTCTGTTCCAGCTCAGCCAGCCAGAACTGGAGGCTGTGGTACTCAGGAGCAACAGGAACACGAACAATGCTGCTTAGTTTGCCGGCTGCATTCTCTGTAAAGTGGCCCTTGGCAATGTTGTAAGGCGCGTCTGCAACAACACCGCTGCTACCACTTCCGTCGTCAGAAGCTTCGGAGTCCAACAAGACGTTCTTGTGGAGCACAAACATTGGGGAGCTCGCGCTACCTGCAACTCCAGAGAATTGAGGAAAGCGGGTGGAGTCAAGAACGCTCTTGCCTATTTCAGTGATTGAGGTTGCCATTTACAGTCCTGTTGATTAGAAGGCGAGCTACCCATTCACCCAGGGCACGCCGGTGTTTCGTGATTCCAGACGGCAAGAGCAATAGCTCGACACCGTACTCTTGTAAAAGTCGGATCAATGCGTCTACCGCAATAGACCCTTCATGAGATTCCAGCAATTGCGCAGGAGAGCCTTCAAGGACCAGCACGGGGTGTGACGTCTCTTCCTTGAGTCGAACAAGTTCTCGTATGAATCTCTGCCTGTCTTTTCTGTCGAAGCAGTTTTTGGAGATCTCCAGTAGGGATCCTTTTCTTTCAATGATGCACTCTGATTCGGACCCGGAGAGAACATAGTCTCCAGTTGGGAGCTTTTGCCGCACCGTGTGTAGTTCCACAGTGACCATTTTCTTTTCTTGGGCTGGCCGTGTGTCATCTAACATCACCATCCTCTTGGGGAGCAACAGGGGTAGCTTCTCTCGCGTGTCCTGGATTATGCAAAACTTTCTCTGCATACCCTGCAGACAGTAGCACAGATTCCACAGCTCTGGGAGCCATATTGAAAGCTTCTCCTACAGTCTCAAAGTTGTGACCCAACGCAATCATCCGAAGTATCTGGGCTTCTTTCCTGCCCCCCGGCTTCACTGGCCTGTTGTAAGGCAGACTCCTTGAGTTGGCGAACGAATAGACTCGTTTCTTGGAAAGGTCCACTCGGGTGGCTACTTCGGAGATCGACACTCCGCTCTCCAGAAGGTTCTTCATCTCTTGCTGTCGACTGACTACGCTCGGATCCTTGGCATACATCTACATCAAACTCCACTGGTATCTCACGACCGTAGTGCTCTTGCAGTCTTGCCCAATACCCACGTTCAACAACTTCACGTACTGCATCACCAATCAACTGCTCAAGCTCTGAGACACGGTCTAACTTGCAGTCGAAGTATACTGCGTCATAGATATTAAGGAACATGTACGCCCACGGATCCCTGCTGTTGAGGTCAGGAAGCCGCCTGTGTAGCTCGTGTTGGATGTTCAACAGGGTGTTGCCGGCGGTAGTTTGGATCGGGAAGTTGATGATCTCATTCAGCTGATTCTTCGCCTCGTTCTGGCGGTCGGTCTTTGAGAAACCTACGAAGTACCTTGACTGCCCAGTTATCGGCAGCTCGACGTAACCTCTCTGCTCCGCTAGCTTTAGCATCTCCTCCTGCCACCCCCATAGTCCCGGCCTCACTATCGGACGGTCGTTCACGATCTTCTGGAACAGACTCAGAGGGAAGTCGATCCCCGTGTCCTCCATCATCGCTGATTTCATGGTGGGTGCAGAAGATCTGAACAAGTCTGCGAAATTCGTCCTCTT